AACGAGAGAGAGAAATCGGGGAAATCAAAACAAACGCCTTGGAATGTTGCGTCCGTAGGGACGTTCCCTGTGAACTCTGTGTAATTCTCCTGAATAACCCTCAATCCCCCACTGAAATCCGCACTTCCGTTCAGCGTATTCACGCCTGTTGCTAATGTATTAGACGCGTAGACAAAGGGAGCATCCAGCAACTCCTGAATCTTCCCCTTGAGGGTTGCGTTATCGTCCAGCGAAGATTGAAGGACTTCGGCAAGATAACTACTTGTACCGCCTGCCTGACAACGCATGAACGCAACAGGAAGGTATTTGTTCGTCTTAATCCGTGCGGTTATTGCGTCCGGAACGAAGACTCTGAACCTCTTTGCATAGTTATCGATTGCGGATTTAATTCCGCCAGACTTGACTATATTGTTACTATCCTCCGTAGGGACGTTATCAATCCCTGCGATTCTCCTGTCGTGGATGTCTTCATAGATGTTGCCTATCTTAATTCTGTCCATAGTTGTAATTGTTTTGATTAATTAGCAAGCAAAGGGGGTATCAATCCCCCTTGCCCGAAGTTTAGGATACTGACACGGAAAGGTCGTTGTAGAGGGCCACTCTCTTCTCGTCCTTTGTCACTGTGATAGTCTGGGCGGCAGCGGTGGCGGCTCCCAGCTGGGTAAGGGCAATCACTTCGTCAAGGACATCGAACTCTACGGCTACGGAGCTGATGCCGTCTACCAACTCGACAACGCCATCCCCGGCGGATACGCCCTTCTGGAGACCATAGGTCGGCTGAACTCCCAAATTAACATCATTGACAGGATATGCGTAAGAAGGAGTGCCGAGGCCCGTCATTACGGCATCGCCGCCGCCGTTGTCTGCAACTGCGCCTGTTGCAAACTCCTTGTTCTCCGTAGTAATCAATGACGCATCGATAGGTGTTCCAAGTGATACCTTCGATGCCTGAATAGGAGTGCCGAGGGTAGGGGCAGAACCGTTGCCTCCGCTGATAATCAGAACGCCCTCATCCGCGCCTTTTCCCATGGCGAAGCTCCAGTCGCTCGCAGCTCCTACACTGGTCACATTGGGGATATTGACACTCTGATTCCCTGTTACGTTAGGAATCTGCACGTCACTCTTGCTGGCTACGCCTGTGACTGCGCCCTTCTCAAGCTTCTTTGTCACGCCGGGGTAACTCTTGATAACAGTCTCCCTGCTTGTAACACTTACAACGCCGTTCCGCTTGAGGACGACACCGATGTTCGCTACCGAAGGGGTAACGGTTCCCTTGAAGGTGGTGTCCGCTCCTGCTACCCTCTTTGTGGAATGAGGTGCGAATGAAACAGCACTGTTCGCATTGGCAAAGGCAGTGTCCGCTCCGAGCACCTGCGCCCCTTCCCCTTTGTTGAGGATGACGTTATCCTTATACGCAAGGTCGCCGAGGTCTGACAGGTTCAGCCGGGTGTCACCAATCTTCTCCCATCGCTTCTCGCCTACATCGCCAATGGCTACGTATTCGTCATAGTGGTCGCCTTCGCCTACCTGTGTGGGGGAATACACAAGGTAGAAGGTAAGAGGCTCCGCAGTATTCGCGGACTTCGTTCCTGTGTACTCTGTCTCCTGATAGGTTATTTTCACGCCAGCAGGGATATTCGCTACGACAGGCTCTCCGCTGCCATCCCAACAGATAGCGAACTGCAAACCACCTGCAAGTATCTGTCTCGCATAGCGGTCTTCTATTTCATAGACTGCTCCATTGGGGAACTTGATTTTATACATTGATTCCATAGTGTATGAGTTTTTGAGTTAATTCCGGGTAAATTCAAGGATTCCCTCCGCTGCTGCCTCCTCATTGATATTGAGCTTGTTATCCCAGTGCTCCTTCTCATCGAGGTTGGTGTGGATGTTGGAATCCCTCTCATGCGCAAGCAATGCGCTATTCTTAGCAATGTCGACCTCGTACCAATTCCATGACAGGTCATAGAACGCAATATATACGCGCCCCTCTGTTACGGTATGGTTGCCGAGATAGACATATTGGCCGTCCGTCAGAACGAGATAACAGATTCTTGCATCAGGGAGTCCCGGATTCGTGTCGGGACTTGCAACGCCCATGAACTGATACCCCTGTCCGAGTGTGTTCGTCAGCGCAAGCAGAACCTCCTGAAGAACTGGCCCTGTAATCTCCTGTCGCCCATTCTCCTTGATGCTCTGCTCAATCGCTATTCGTAGATTATTGTAATTTGCCATGATATTTTGATGTTTAATTTCTGATAATTCCTACTCCTGTCTTCTTGGCTACCGTTGCCGTATCGAACTCCGCATCTACACTCGCAAGGTCTCCGTTCCCCTCCCATTCGGGAGTAATCAAGAATGAATCCGCATTGTATTCGCCACCCTTGTAAGTAATCTGCACATGGTCGCTTAGCCGTATCAGGCGCATTACGTCCAATAGATATTCCGGTGCCCAGAAGGAGAACCGATACCGCTTCTCGCTGATTTGCTTTGTCGGGAAGAAATAGCCGTCTCGCTCCTGTCCTTCCTCTGTAAATACGTATTCGGGTTTAGCCAAATCAGATTGCAGGTAAAGCCGATTGCGGAATCCTGCCTGATAAACGATAACGCCGGCATCCATCACGAAGTCCTCCTCGTCCCACCACTCTATCTTGAGATAAGGGTCAATGACATCGACAACGGTAAAGACGTCCGAATACCAAGTGTTCACGCCGTCCGTTATCCTCATGTAATACTGACCGATAGGAACGGATGGGATAACCTCCGCATTCCCGCTATAGACAAGAACGTCATAAGGCGTACCGTCTGCCGTTGTCCGCTGGTAGGTCCGTATTGCTCCGCGCACCGCTTGCGTCAGGCCGCTTACTGCTACCTGTGTTCCGTCTGCCGCAAAGAGGTCTACCTGTGTAATGGCAGGGGATTCCCCTGTCTCCATGGCGTAACTCTCCGCCGCATTGAGGTAGACGCGCCGCTGACCTACGGCTATCTCTATATACCCTGACCACGACCCCGCGCTTATCGGATTGAGGCTCCGTGACCGCTGGCCCTGGGCTGTGAATATCGCCCCCATGACCGCGTTATCCGCATATGCGGCAGGAACACTCGGCATGCCATTGACGTACAACCGCTGGGTCTGCGCAGTCGGGAAGTCAAACTCTACTACCTGCATGTCCATATCGGGGACATTCTCCAGCGATGAAGAATAGTCATAGTCCCCCTTCTTGATATATGCGCCAATTATCTTATTGCTCGGCTGAACGGGGGAGAGGCCGTGCGCACGCATTATCTGGAAAGGGGGAATACGACCTTTCGGTGTATACAGAGGATACTGCTTACCGTACACCCACCAATGGCGTGCGTTCTGCTCATCGATGCTGCCATAGAACGGCAATACTGACAGGTTGTTATTCGGTATCATATAGCAATTCCACTTCTGTATTTAGGCTGGACAAATCTAAGGATATTTTCTCGATTTTCCCATTTCCTAAATCTGTCGTAATTAATTTATTAATATCAAGACCCTCTTTATAAGGGAATTTCACCTTCTGACGGCGGAGCTTCTTCACTGCATACGCATTCCTGTTCACGCCATTGTAGCGGAAATCGGGCGCGTCCAAATCCCAAAGATAATACACCAGAGTATAGATATTGGCGCAATAGGCGTTCTGAATAGTAAACGTGTTGCTCCCTACTTGTATCGTCTCGAAAGGCAACACGTAGTCCTCTCCTTGCTCGATAGGCTGCATCAGTACGAAGCCGTCTTTGCTTATCTCTTGCGGGGAAATTAAGATGAAATCAAAATCACTTGTGAATTGGTCTACCGTTACCTCGTTGATATTGCTCTCATCGACCCATGGATTGAGTATCTCAATCGGGTAGCCCTCGAACGGCTCACTGACGGAATCCATCCATCCGAACTGATAACGGCCCACGGTATCGGGCTTGTCATAAGACCATTGCTTCTGTCCGTCCTGCCAATTACGTCCGTTCCGGGGATTACGGTAGTTGCGCAAGTCAAAACCGATGCCGGCCTGTGCGCTGTAACTCCCACCGTTATTGATATACTTGATATGCTCAAGACGGAGCCGCCCCGCGCTGTCAATCCACCAATAGACACGATAGACCTTTTTAAGCATGTCAAAAATCGTCCGTAGCGACACTTTCGCGCTCTGGGCAGGCTGGTCATAGTTGCTATTGATAACGTTCGATTTCGGGGCAATTACGGGCTTCGCGCTGATGCCGTACGCAATCGGATTACTACCGAACAGGATAGCGGAGTATTCCGTTGTTTCTTCAATGCTGACGGCCGTTCCTGTTGTCTCTTTCAATAACACCTTCAAGACCGCTGCCAGCGGGTAGGCGTTACGCAAGTAATAGTTCTGCCTCAAGGCTTCCTCCATTGCCAGCAAGGTTGCGTCATTGACTTGGAACCATACCGACATGCGCCCCCATGTCGTGCGCGCTACCGGAACGAGTATCTTTCCACCTACCGATGGGTTAATATAGTATCGCCCAGGCTTGTACATTCCCCACTTTGTAGGGGAACTCTGTAACAAGGGGCTTATTACTATGGCATCGGGATACTCCAGCGGCATGCAACGTTTGTAGTTACGGTTATTCTCCACTAAGTCCGTAGCGGGGATAGGATAGGTCTTCTCTCCGTTCAGCGTCTCGCTATCTGTCAGTATGCGCATATAGATTCCTGTGTCTACGGTAGAGATAGTAACCGTCAGGCCCTGTGTACTTGGGCTTGCTCCTTTGAGTACCATGTTCTGCGGAGGGTCGGAATTATACTTCACACCTGTATATGTTACAACCCCATTTGAAAGAATGGAGTATCTGTACTTATTCTCATACTGGTCAAAGGTATGCTCCATTGTGAGAATCATGTTCGCCCCGGCGGCTTCATACAAGGTGTAGTTCTGTGTCGGGGAAACGGGCGCATCGCCGACAAATGCCTGCTCCGTCCCTACGTTGGTAACGGCGGTAATCGTTCGGAAATTCACATTCCGCTTGAAATGATAAGTCTCCCGCAGCTTGCTGTCGCTGCTCTCGCTATCGCAGTCTGTCTCCCAATACATCCCCCCTAAGGCACACCCGATAACGGTTCGCCCGGCGGTGTATATCTGCACGACTGGCCGCTTTGCAAATCGGACGCGTCTAATCTCCGGGCCGAGCTTGAGGATATCGTACTCCGCGCTTATCTTCTTGAGTATTGCGGAATACTCATCTATCGGGGTGGGGCTTACCTCAACGGTGCGACTATCCGCGTCTACCTCGCAGTCCGTCAGCCAGAACTCCCCACGCCACAGCTCATCTGTCACTGCGCCCTGCTGGCGTTTCATGATTACCGTTGCCGAGCGCGACAGGGTAAGATTCTCCAGCAACCAGTCGTACTCACTGCCATAGATTGTGAGCTTGCCGCTAAGCTTCCTTCTGAAAAAGGCTTCCCCGCTCTCCTTTTCCCAATTCAGGGAAAGGTTAGCGGGATAGTTCGGGTGTATCTCCTGTTCGGCCCTTAGCGTGCCGGATTGCCATACCTGCAACTGAAATATATACTTATTGTTCATAACCCTAATTTATTAGTTTCCTTGTGAGGTTCTTATATTGGATAACAATCGCACCCTGTTCGATATTCCTTTGCGTCTCGCCTTGCTTGCGTATCGCATGGACATCCCCTTCAAGGCGGCTGATGTTCGCCCCTGCGAGGGTAACACTCGCCCCGCCGTACTTCTCTGCGAAGCTGCCGTCATTGAAAGAACGGATAACATCGGGAATGACATTGCGGAATCGCTTGGAGTTGCGCTTGTTGATGACAGCGAAGAACTCCCCGCCCTCCGCACGCCTGCGCGTTCCATCGGGCTTTGTCCCAAGGTCGATGTCATGACCGCTTGCATGGCTTCCCCCCTGAAGGAGTTCCACTGTTCCCTCTCCGTATTCTTCGGACTTCTCATTCGCCCGCGATACCTGCGCCGCCTTAATCTTCGCGGCAGCGAAACTTCCCCACATCAAAGCGATAGCCGCAATAGCTGCACCCACGCCAAAGGGGCCGAGGGAACTGAACGACTTCCAGATATTAGCCGTTGCCGTTGTCAGCGAGCTGGCTTGAGTGGCTGAATCGAGAAGCATCTGCGCACGTTGCATCTTCTGTTGCTGGCGCAGGGCGCGCTCCTGATTGCGCTTCGCAAGCTCATACTCCTTCTGCGCAGTCTCTACGTCATTGGCGTATCCGTTTGCACGAGCCTCCAACTGCGCATCCAAGACGGCCTTCGCTGCGTCTACCTGCTTATCCGCCGCCTGAACGGCTTTCTGTGCGAGCTGGTCGTAACTGTCCATGAGCGAATTGATACTATCCTGCACAGAACCCATTGCGGTATTGAGGGCCGACTGCTGCTCCTCGTTGATATTGATGCCGAGGAGTTCAAACATATTGTTATACGACATGCTCTTGGCCTTCTGTTCGAGGACCTTGATAGTGGCGAGGATTCCGTTAACCTCCGTCTCTGTCAGTCTCCTTGCCGAAGTCTTATTGAGTTCAAGAATCAGTTTCAGGCGGGCAATCTCCTGCTTGATAGACAACTGCTCCTTCTTGCGAGCGTTGGCGTTCATCAGCTCCAGCTCCGTCTGTTCCAGCTCCTGCTGGGAGTTAAGCACAGCCTCCGCCCGTTTCTTTGCGAGGTCATACGTCGCCTTCATAACGAGGGTGTCATACTTCTTGTTGATTGCCTCGGTGCTCTGTCGGCGGTCTTGTGCAAGCTGTGCATTCTGCGCCAGCTCAATCTCCCTCTGTTTGTTCAGCCGCTTGACAGTAAGGTCTATCTCCTCATCGCTCCCCTCCTGCACCGCTTCAAGCTGCAAGGCTATGCCCTTTTCCTGTGCGGACAGGATGCCCTCCTGGATGCGAGCTTCGAGCCTCTCCCTCTCTACGCGGTAGTTCTCTCCGAGCTGTTCAATCTGCGCATAGAGTGCGTTGGTCTCATCGACAGATAGGTTCGTCTCCGTCCGCAGACGCGTCTGAAGGTCTTCAATCCTTCGGGCATAGGACACCTCCAGTTCCCTGCGCTCCTTGTCGTCCCCTTCTGCCATGGCAGCGAGACGCAAGTCTTCCAACTCGCGAGTCAATGCCAATACCTTTGCCTGATGCGCGAAGAAGATTTCTTCTTGCCGCCGGGTACTCTGTTGAACGAGAATGTCAATTTGCTCATACAGGGCCTTACGCGCAGTAAGTGTCAAGTCTGTTTCCGTCTGCAAGCGGTAACGCAAGTCCGCAATCTGCTTCGTGTATTGCGCCTCCGCCTGCTTGCGCTCTCGCTCATAGCCGTCACGGAGCAAGGAAAGGCGCATCATCATTGTCGATGCAACCGTATCGCGCTCTGTCTTCGCCCTCTGCTGGTCTTCGCGCTTGCGCTGCGCTTCAAGACGCGCCCGCTCCGCTGCGATGTCGTCCCCCTCAACCTGCAACTCCGTCCCAATCTGTATTTTCCTGTTCGTCAGGTTGATTTGAGACTGTATGTAGTCAATGGCTTTGTCGATGTCCATCTTTGAAATGTTCTTGCCATCGACTGTTATGTTGTACGCCTTCTTTGCCCCTTCGGCCTTCGCCTTTTCAAGATTGAGAAGGTCGTCCGTCAGGGAAATAACAGCGGCTTTGTTCAATCCAAGTTGGTTGAGTTCCTCTGCGAAGTATCCACGCCTGCGATTGAAGGCCTTTGAGCGGAATTGCAGAAGTTCGTCTTCTTTCTTGCGAATCTCATCAACGGAAGCCCCCTGCGCCTTCATGATGTCGATTTCGACTTGGATATTCTGCTGCACTTTGATTGCCCCTTCATTGAGGTATGTCACATACTTCTCTTGTAACTCCAAGCCGCGCTCCATGACGTTGTTTAGCTCCGTCTGTTTCTTGACCGCCTTGTCTGCTCCGTTCGTAAACAGGAATAACGCCCCCACTACGCTAATCAGGGCCGTTGCTAACAAGATATACGGATTGGCCTTTGCAACAATATTGAACGCCTTCTGCGCCACCGTTGCACCTACCGTTGCCTCCGTGCCTTTGATTTTGATGAGCCGCTCGTAAGCTTCGGCCTTTGCAAGTGCCATCATCTGAATCTTTGACACTCCGAGCATGAGGGCCGACTGATGCTGAAGCGCATTCTGAACAGCCGTCAGTCCGTTGGTAATGGCAATCGTTGCCTGGAGCTTCTTCTGCGCCTCCTGCACGTCTTCGCTCTTACCGCCAAAGAGGGTCATCGCTCCTGTCAGGGCAGTGAATCCTCCGCCGGCAGCGGTAATCCCCGACATGACACTATTGAGTGCCGAGGTATCGGACGCCATGTTCTTGACCTCCGCCTGCGCATCCATGAACGCGTCCTTAAGCTCCGCGGCCCTCTGTGCTATCTTCGCGTATTCCGCAGTGTTCTCGCGCCCTTCCATGCGCATCTGAACCATTTCCTGCGTCAGCTCCATAACCTGCTGGCGAAGGCCCTTCGTTGCTATGGTATAATCTCCCACGCTAAGCTGATGTTTCCCTGTCGCTTCCTGAAGGCGTTTCATTTCCTCGTAAATCGCATGCGTCTCCGCCTCCAGCTTACGCCCCTCCACCGTTGCTGAACGTTGCTCTGCGCTTAGCGCATTAAGACGGATTTTATTAAGACGATACTGGGCCGACAGGCGGTTGTAACTTCCCTCCACACTATTCTGAATCTGACTGACAAGCTTATCAATCTGATTCGATTCTTTCTTCGCCGCATTAAGGGCCACAAGGCGTTCCCGCTCCAGCCAAATCTCCGAAGATAGGTCTCTGTACTCCTTGACAAGCTTATCGGACTGCTCCATGGACTGCTCAATCTGCTTGCGCTGCTCCTCTGTTGCCCCTCCGACACTACGGATTGCCGCCTTCTGCTCCTGCGCAGACTGCACTATCTTCGCCTTCTCGGCATCATATACGCGCCCTAATTCCTTCAACTGCTCGATAAGGTCAGTAATGCTGCTATCGGGCCGCACCAAGTCACTATATTTTATCGGGTTCTCCATCTTTTTTTATTTTTTCAAAAAATCCGTTTTAAAGCCACTTTCGTAGCAAGCTAAGTAATTTATCGTCCAAGGGGGCAAAGTGCCGAATTCGGGCCGTTTCTGCGCGAAATAGGGCTATTTGCGCGCCTTCTGCTTCTTTGCCCGGCTTTGCAGGTATTCAAATGCGTTGTAGAACTCTGCAACCGTCTTCGTCTTCGCGTCTATCCCCAGCTGCTCCCCAAGTATCAGGCAAAGGGTCTCAAACCGCTTGTCATACTGCACGTCCAGCCCCTCGCTGCCTGTGTATAGTTTCGGTTTCACGTACAAAAGCACCTTGATTGTCAAGTCCTCTGCATCCGCTTCGGGGTCTTCCACCCCCTGTATGATGCCGTCAAGGAGCTTCTCGGTGCGCCGCTTCAGTAAGTCATAATACTCTTTCTCTACTCCGTCATTGAACAGGGCGGGGAAATACAGACTTATCTCATCGGTTATTTTTTTTTTGACGTCCGAGAGACCTCCGTCCATCTCGTCCGCCGGCGCATCACTTAACAGGGCCAGTATCTCATCCGTTTCCGCGTCCCCTATCTCCGCAAACTCCCTGCCGTCTACCCTGCGCACGAGGGCCGCGAATGCCCGATGCCTTGGAGTAATGCCGTTTTGGATAAAATAGACGCTAAGGCGCAGATTCTCCAGCTCCTTGGAGGCATTGTCCTTATCCCCGGAAAGAATGTAATGCCGCGCCCGCTCCAGCTTGCTGTCAAAAGCGGCCAAGTCCCCGCCGAGGCCCGCATCCAACAGCATCATCTTCTGGTATCTATGAAAACGCACGATAGGGAGTTTCTCTATCGTGTCATACAATTCCACTTCGTGTTTTCCAACTTTGACTACCATAGGCGTACCGCAACAATCGAAGCCATAGGCGCACAGAGCGCAATCCTGTAATCCCAGCAACAAAGGGCGAGCACCACGGCAATCAACAGGCAAGTCCACCACGTAGCGCAGAAGTTACAGCAAAGGGCATTATAGATTATATCGCTCTTTGCGTGCATCTGTGCCCAATTCAGCACCCCGCTCTTTGAACAGGCCGCAAGCACGAAGGCCGCTGCCAATGCCACAACGGCAATCCAACAGATTATATCAAGCATACCCCAATCGTGTAAATGATTCCTATCAAGTCACAGACCGCGTCATGGAGTTCAATCGTCCCATGTCCGCTGTAATCCCAGGCGCCTTTCCCTACGGATACGGCTACTTGAGCAACGACAACAAGCCACAAGGGCGCACCCCATACGGCTAATGTAAGACCGACGGCAATGACCGCCAGTATATGCAGGAGGCCGTCCGTGCGAACCCACTGCCAAAGCTTGTTAATTAAATCTCGCATAGTTCATTGTATTTTAATGTTCCCTCAAATCGGAATCCCCCAAAGGGATGAATGAGAAACTGATTGTCCACCTCATCGATTGTGAATCCCCGGTATATATTCTGCGCCTGCTCGTAGACGGCAGTCACCTCGAATCGTCCGTCACGAAGCCGCCAGCTTGTACGGTTTCCCAGCACACCAAGAATCTGCGCCTTGAGGTATTCGGTATTGCGGTTATCCGCTTCGCCGTACACCCTGCGGAGGTCAAACCACACTACAAGAGAAGCGGGGCTGGTAATGGTACGTATCCCCGGCCCTGTCTCTATGCGCTGGGGGTCGTCGATAACAAAGAATGAGAAGTTCCCAATCTTTGAATCAGGCAACATGTCGAGGTAGTCATTCGCGCCGTCAACCTTCCAGTCCCCTGCATACACGCTCGGACGGACGTAGCGCTTCCCCTGCTGAACGCTCGTTACGCGCTCGGCTCGCCCGAAGGCGTAATCAAGCCAGTCAAGATGAGACGCAAGGCCCTTCTGAATCTCTCCAAGAACCCTGTCAAGCATGACGGCTCCGCTGATTATCGGTGTTCTATTCATAAAGTATATTTCGTATTTCGTTAAACAATTCCGTCATCACTCCCCGCTCCCTAAGCAAAACGCCCCATTTTTCATCCGACAGGCCGAATCTATCCGCCCCGTACTTCGCCATGATGCCGCTTGCATACGCGCTCCCCGCCACTATCGCAAGCCCCGTCGGCATGAAATGCACGTCAAGCTCTGAATGGAACTTCCCGTTGATGTACAGGTTCGGGGCATCGGGGTTTCTCTGCACCTCATACGGATAACTCAAGTCGAGCTTCCATGCCGCGTACTTCTTCGCTGTCTCCGCGCTACGGAAATATCCCGAAGGCTTGAGGTCTTCCGTATAGTAGGGCCGCAAGTCGTTCCCCGCGTTATCCTTTCCTTCAAGGAGCTGAATCCGCTGGAGTTCGAGAATATCATCGCGCCTGTCTGCCATAAGCGGAGCAAAGATAGTTCCCTGCTCCAGCTCATCTCGCAGCCTCTCGGCCCGGCGTGTAAGTGCATCTATGATGTCCATCGCTCGTTTAAGGCCCTTTTTCTTCGTTTTAACGGGGTTTCCGCATCAAAGGTAAGTAATTTATCGCCCAATGCCAAAAACCCCGCCAAATCGAATTTTCTGAAAAATTAAACGTGGGAGTATGCCACTCCGTTATTGTTGCACTGCAAGCAAATCCGGTCAAGGCCCTGGGTGTCGATGCGGAGGGCCTTATACGCCTGTTGCAAGTCATACGCAAGCCCTGTCGGACGGCCCTGTGCCACTCCGTCAATCTCGTACAGCAACTCCTCGCGTGTCGCGTTCATCTGATTGCGGTTTACCCTTACATCGGGATTCATCGCAATAGTCCGCAGAACGTTGGCCGCTACCTGCTTCTGAAGGACATTGGCGAAGATATGCCGCTGGGAAATAAGGAAGTCCGTCAGGTCGCATCCTATTGATACCTCAAGGTTGATTCCGTAGTTGCACGTCTGCGTGTACATCAGACGCCCTGTGTCAAAAAGGGCCGGGGCTTCCGCGAACCCCTCATCGACATTGACACAGAACGGAGAAATCTGAAGGTATTTCGTTATCTGCTTCCAACTCTCCAGCGCATAACCCAGGCAGGTAGCGCACGGCTCCTTGCTCCAGTCCTTCGTTACGCTAAGGGCGCGCATCCCGAAGGGAAGGGCATTCTGGTCGTAACACAAGTACCACGCCCCGCCTGCATCGGTGTTCTCGCCCTTGTATGGAAGGTAGACCTCCTCTTTGGGAGTAAACCACTGGAACGCGCCACTGGTGTTCGTGTATTCAAGAACAATAGTCCGTATCGGCTCTACCTGTGAGGAGTGGAACAGATACAGAGTAATCTCGCCGACTGCCCCGCGCATCTGAAGGCCAATGCGCTCTATCTTCGTGGTTACGCCCATGGCACGGACGGGGACTATCTCAAGACCAACAAGCCGCCCCGATGGCTGAACGAAACTCTCCAGCCGGGCCGCATTGTCAAACAGCGCACGCCGCTCCAAGAGGGAACGCGTCTCGCGGGCCTGCATCTTCCCTGTCAGGAAGTTCTGCACCGTTGTATTGATTCCGTTGATGGTAAGCCGGCGCACATAGTCGGACATCATGTTGTAAAGTACCCAATCATCGTCCGCGGCTTTGAAGAAATCTTCGTTGTAGTCTTCGTTATAGTCTCCGCCCCTTGTGATTGCGGCATTGTAGTCGTTGTTGTAGTCCGCATTGAAATCAGTAATATGCGGCTCGCTCCCCTTGTTTGCCCTCTTGGCTATCCATATCTTGCCACCGTGCTGCACCTTATCCCCTCGCCGATATATCCTAACGATACTCCACTGCGGATAGCGGTACATGTAGTCATCGGGCATGATATTGCGGATGTTCTCAAGAGTAAGGAGGGGATGCGCCCCTTGATACGTCAGACCGCTTTCGCTCTTGCACAATTCTTCATCAATCTGATTCTGCGGGTCGTAGTTTTGCTCCCAACCTACGAGTGGAAGGAAAGCCTCTTGAATATCGCTAAGTCTTACCATGGTTCTTTGTAATTAAAAAAGGGCGGGGCATATAACGCCCTGCCCCTTTGATAGTAATATCTGCCGCTTAGGCTACGGTCTTGGTGTTCACGGGATTGTCCTCGCTGTTCACTACCTCGACAGGCTGCGCGAAAGGATTTGCACTGCCCGGAGCGGCAATCTCGACTTTGATAATCGGGTTTGCAACTGTATCGGGTGCGGAGTTGTATGCTACCACGAAGGCAACATCTACGCTGAATCCGAAGTACTCCTTAACTGCGCAAGTGATGTCAACACTTGCCGCGCCTGCGATAGCGGACTGGTCGCCTACCAGTGTATAGTAGTGATAGCCGATAGGGAGGTTGATGTAAGGAAGGCGGGTAACACCCCACTCATGGAAGTTGGCAACTGTTCCCCTGAGGGCCTCGCGGTCTACGCGGGTAAGAACACCAACGTTTCCGTCCTCAACTACGAAAGCACTTGCAAACTTGCCAGTCTCGTTCACGAGATTGTTGGTATAGTGGAATACCTTGTTTGCGTACTCAAGACGCTTGTTCACGTCATTGTAGATGTCGTGCTGCGCCATTTTAAGGATTGTGGAGTCGATACCTGCATTTCCGATGACATGGAGTGTTCCGGGGTAGTCGTTTGCCCTCATGATTGCGTCCATGTCGGAGAGCCACTCCATGCGGGCATTCCAAGGAACCTCAACTACATTCGCGGTAACGGTGTAGTAGAGCTTATCAGTGAAGACCTGTGTCTTGTTTGCCTCCAGCGCGGCGATTGCACCCTGGTCGAGAGCGGTTGCGAGCGCACGAGTGATTTTCTCCATCTTGCGGGCGAAGTCGTGGTCGTAACTGATTTCGTTGTTCATGTACAGGCTCGGCACCATAGTGAAGCCGACTGCGAAAGTGGCCCATGTTACGGTATAGAGCGCAGAGGTATTCTCATCGTCTGCGATTGTGCAGCTGCGGACGTTGGAGACGGTTACGTTCCCGTCAAAGTTGATAACAGGCACCTGAACGGTATTGCCCATGGAGGCGAATGCTCTGTCTATCAGTTCCTGATTAAGGATTGAGCCGGGGGCATTGGTCTGCTCGATGAAGAAATCGAGTGCTCCGTACTCACGGGGGCGAGCCATGTTGCGGTCAAACTCCGGGTTGCTTACCCTCCAATTCTGCAATCTTGTTTCAATAAGTGACATGATTAATAATGTTTTGTGGAGCCAACCCTTTAGCCCCCGATTAATAATGATTTATTTGAGCGGCAGCGCGGCGACATTATTGTCTTTCCACGCAGCATCGTACTGCTCTTGATACTTGTTGCTGCCAACAGTCAGCCCCATCGAAAGAAGGGCCTTCTTGAGCATGTCGCTAGCTTCTACCTGCGTGCGCGCACCGGAAAGGTCAATCGAACCGCCCTCGGTCTTAATGGGCTGCGCCAGCGGAGTTCCTGTGCCTATCTGCTTACGGCCCGTATCGAGTACGCCCATAGTCGTAAGCTCTTTGGCTACCAGCTCCGTTGCTGTGTACGGCTTGAGGTTGGTGTCAGGGTTGCGCATTACCGCTCCGTTCTGCATGAAGGCGAGAACCTTCCCGCCGTTTCCGTCGTCGATGTATTCGGGATTCATCCCCTTGACCTTCTCGATGGCCTGACGGAGAATTACAGAAGTGACCGATTCGGGGAAGGCGGACTTGAATTTCAGACCGACAGTTGCACGGCTCATCTCGTTGTCGAGCTTGACATCGAAAAGGGCTTTCTCATGGCTCGCCTTCTCTGTGTCAAACTGCGCCTTCAATTCGGTGTACTGGCGAGTGACGTTTTCGAGGTCAGTCTTGGCCTGTGCCAGCTGCTTCTTCGTCTCCGCGTCTGCGCCACCTTTGGCAACAACTCCTTCAAGTCGTTCCTTCTCCTTTGTCAGTACGGCTACCTGCGAAGTAAGGTCATCCACGGATGCGGCCTTCGCTTTCATTTCGCCAATTACCCTCTTGGCGTAGTCGTAGGTCTTCTCCGTGCCGTTCTTGGCTATTCCGCTGGCCTCTTGGATGTCGTTATCCAGTCCGCCGTAGATTTCGCCAATCCTTGTGCCGATAACCGATGCTTCATCGTTCTTTGACATCTCCGTCAATGCGCTTACCTGCTCATCAGTAAGCCCTGCGAGCGTTGCGTTTGCTCTGATTAATTCTGCTGTTAGCATAAATCTTTCCCTTTGATTTGATTGTTATGCCCTCTCTTATTCGGCTTTAGGCTCTGCCGGTTTCTCCTCATCCTTCGGGGCTTCGGGTGCCTTCGGGGCCTTCTGTCCACCCTTCGGGGCTGCAAGTCTCCTTGCTACCTCCTCATCGACAGCCTTCTTGAAAGCCTCATCCTTCGCCTTCTGCTCCTGCTCCGCCTTCTCTTTCGCTGCGTTCTCCGCCTCGCTGGCCTTCTTGGCAAGATATTCGCCAGGGTTATGCAAGATTGTTACGGTGTAACCCTGTTTGAGAAGATTATCGTAGATAAACTGCTCAAAGGCTTTACGTCCGAACTTCTGCACACGCGGCTCGGATAACTTCTGCCCGGTCTTCTGATTGAAAGCCTTAACCTCAATCAGACAGTGATAGTAAAGTTCCTCGCCCTTCGGGACTTTGTAATTGGCGGGAGTGAGTTTTGATAAATCCATAATGGTTGTTTATTAAGTTATTCCGAATTGAGAGTAGGTGCCATCTCGCTGGCATACTTGCTCAACTCGGCCTGAATGGTCTTAATCTTACTCTCGTAGGGTATCTCACTGCCGAAAGTAAGAACGTTTGCCTGTTCCCTCTCGAACCTGCGGATAAACGATGAGAAATTGGTCTTGATGATTACATCCGTACGACTCGCAAGACCCTCCTTGTAAAGCTCGATGACTTCCGCCCTTGTTGAGTGGCGCATCGGCTCCAGTTCCGCAAGAATCAGCATCCTGCGCATCTGTTCAGGGTTGCTCCTGTTCTCCGTCTCGATGATGTTGTTTTGCAATAAATCCAACTCCGCCTCGCTCGCTCCTGCTTCCTTCGCGTCCTTGTACCGCTTGCGCAGCTCATCAGGTGTACTAAGATAGAACTCCGTACCGTAGTTGATGCTTACGGAAATGAAGTCTCCAGCATACCGAAGTCGGCAAATGGTAGACTCTACCCATTCCTGCGCTGATTCAAATCCAATCTTCGTTCTGTTGAGTACCGTTGTGACACTCTCGAAGTTTGCGCGCACCTGCTGCTCATTGAAGGCATCGCGGTCTGTGACAATCTCATTCTGGCCGACTACTGCGGTAATGATTTCATCTTTCAGGCGCTTCTCCTCATCGACGTTGTAGTCAAGCGCGTCGCGGTCTACGGTAAGCATCTGCACCGGGTTACGAAGGTCTGGGACTTCTGCTCCCGGCTCCGTACTAGGTACAGGAATCTCCACGAAAGAGCCTGCACCGACAACCCTCTTGCCGCACTTCGGGCAACGCATCAGCGCGCCCGCACGGTCTATCCTGTAATGGCCCTGCTTATCACGAAGGAATCCTCCGTCACAGTAGTCGCCATTTTCTTCATTACTGAAGTTGCACCGCTGCTGATACCCCGACAGGATAGGATACGCCCCGTAGAGGTCGAGCTGCCGCTTGCTGATATGGAAAAACTCAAACCAGTCGAGGCTCTCCAGTTCCGAAGACAGGGGGCTTTCCTTGACGTCAGGCGTTTCGAGGGACAGGGGCTTATTCCAGAAGAATCGGGCCGGGCAATAGCCGAGGTCGTGGGGGGATTCCCACTCCGGTTCTCCATTCAAAAGGCCCTGGCTCTTATCTTCCTTCCATGCCCTGTAAGTAGCATCATCCAAGGCAATGATTCGGCCCCCTCGGCGGAAGATAATATAATCCATCTGCCCTGTCTCCGCATCGGCCTTGAAGTCGATTACATCGGTAATCGGAAGCCAGTAGAAGTATGGAGCCGGCCTGTCCCCCACCTGCTCACGCGGCATATCGACAATCAGGACGGAGTTAATCTCCATTTTGAAAAACTCCCACCCTTTCGTCTTCCACACCTGCGGCTCATTGAGTACCGCCGTCCTGTACTCCTCCCAGTCCTCGCGCTCCTCTGTGCTTACGAACTGATAGTTATACGATGCGTTGCGCCCGTCAAAAATGCGGCTTAGTTTGTCGAAGATTACCCCTGTTATCTCATTCGTCTTGATTGGATAACGGAACATCGCCTTGAACTGCACGAACTTATCATGAGGTAAAAGGTTTTCCGCCATCGCAAAGAATTGCGAAAGCGGTTGATTAAGGTACGCGGCTGAATAGGGAGTTACCCTCTTGACGGTATGGAACTGAATCCTGCTCTGATGCAGGCGCGCCAACGTCAGGGTTTCCTTACTTCTGCACTCGCTCGCCTTTCTTCTCAGTTGTTCTACGCTGTAAGGCATTGTTTACAAACTCATAGGGTGAATCTTTCGGCAGACTCCACTGCGGGTTCTTCATCCTCAAAAGGCTTTCCGCTTCGGCTACGGTAAACTCCTGTCTACCCAGAATGCTCTCCAGTGCTACGGTTGTTACTTTTGCGTTCATCTTCAAGCCCTCCAAGTTTACGCGGGAATAAGGTCTGTCAGGGGGTTGAAGTCAGTGGGTGTCACGATGTCCAGCTTATCGGAATAGCCGGGAGCATAATTCCACTGAATGGCGTTGCTGTCCTTCGCATCGTAGTTGCCATGGATTTTGTCGCCGATGAACAGGCCGCGAATGGGAATAGGATACCACGCGTTCCCAATCTTAAGTCCTTCGATATTGCCGTTTTCGTCAAACAGGAAGACACCGAGGTTCCCTGCCTGCGACTCGCACATGAGGGGCTTCATCGTTGCGATAACGGCCTGCGGTACGGAACGGTACTGCGCTGTGAACTGAACACTCTCCGAGCCGAGCACCTCTGCAATGCCGCCGAGGTCATCGTTCCCGCCTCCGCTCATACGCGCATCTCCGCCACCGTCTGCGGGATTATACACGTACGGAGATACAACTACCTTTGTGGAATCGGTCTTTGCAAGAGCGGCCTGCCACTTCGCAAGCACCTTAATATCCGCATCGGTAAACGAGTTCTTACTTGTGCCGTTCATCAGGCGCATGAAGGCAACCTTCTGAATCTGTCCGAAATTTTCAGGACACTGAACTGCGGGAATGGTCGGAAGAGCTGCCGCAGCGGGGCACTGACATACAAGACTTGACATGATAATTTTCTTTTTTGTGATTAAACTTATATCGTCCCGGCCTTCCCTTTGCCGTTCAGATGCAAAGATAGTTATTTTTTTAAAAAACAAGTAAATTCGCACGTTTTGTTAAATTACGTATAATTTACCGCCCGACACCCCAAAGTCCCGCCAAATCGCCTGAAAATGGCCTTTAATGGACTACTACACCCACGGAGCCGATATTGTACGGCGCAGTGTTGCCGTCTGCAAGCTCTTTCTCGTAGATGCCCGTCAGGCAGTCCTCGATGTCGTCATGGGTGTTTGCGGTAAATGCCCGAAGAAATCCCGACAGATGTTTATGCGCCGCAGGGTAACGCGTCTCCCAGCCTATCGGCATGATGATTTGCGTATTGACAAACGGTGCGGACGTAGTGATGCGCGCCTCCTTGTTTGCCCCTTGATAGAAAAGATGACACAGCGCACGGACGCGCTTGCTTACCGTCTTCCCGAACTGACTGCCGCCGTTGTTGGATTCTATCCACGCCTTCTGCACCCGGTTCGCGTTTATCTGCATCGGTACGGTCTCCGAGGTTATCTCTGTGTTCTCTTGAGTGAATATAATATCCGTCACAAGCGCAAACAGGAGCGGCTCAAATCTATTCTTCTTGGCGTTCCACAGCTGCTGCCCGCTCTTATAGATGTCATAACTGATAGAACACAGGAAGTCATCCCCCTCATCCGCTACGTCAATATAACACCCACTACGGACGTATGCCCCCCAATCGGCTTTGTTTACCCATACCTTGAACGGCTGGTACAGCTTGCTCTCCGCATTGCCGGGGTTGCCCTGATACAGACACTCAAAACCTACGGCATCTATCTTCCTTAATTCCTCCAAGCGTTCAAGGCTATGGCGAGCGGGCCACAGGGCCTCCCCTTCCTGCCTGCCGTCTATCTCCGTAGGCTCCCCGCGCTTGATTGCTTCATAGTTCACAAGTACCCAGCTGTTCCCCGCATTGTCCAAGTCCGCCCATGTCTTCGCCTCAATGACTTTCTCCGTCTCAAGAATCTTACCGATTATATCGTCGGGGTGCCAGCGCGTGAAGACGATGAGCTGTTGGCTGTCATTGTGCAGTCGGCTCTGCGCTACCTTTGTAAACCAATCCCACGCGCCGGCCCTGATGACAGGACTCCCCGCCTCTTGCGCATCTTTGTAGAGGTCGTCCATTATCATCACATCAACCGTCTTGGAGGTAAGAGCACCGCCACGGCCTACAACCCTAAGCCCTCCAACATGGCCCACCATTTCAAAGACATTACTGTTGCGCAGATAGTTCGTAGATACCGTTACTACATTTGAGCCATTAAGGAAACTGTCAGGGAAGATTCCCCGGTATTCGGGAGTGTCAATAATGCGCTGCACGTCCCTGTTGAAGTCACAGGCGATTGTACTTGCATACGAACAGATACATATCTTCAAATCGGGATTCTGTCCGAGCATGAACGCAGGAAGATAGCGGCTGCTTATCTCGCTCTTTCCATGCTGGGGCGGTGCTTGGATTATCAGCTTCTTTATCTCCCCACGCGCAAACTTATCAATGACCCTCATGTAAGACCGATGGAAATCCGTTACTTGATAGTTGGATTTCATATACTGCACGAAGTACAATATATTTCGCCTTGACGCCTCCTGCCAAAAAAGCCCCGGCGCACTTGCAAGGGCTTTCATGATTCTTATCTGTTCGTTGTTCATCCTTCCCTTTGATTAAACAATCCGCATTGTGCGCCTTAGGCTTTCCCTCCGAGGGCCTCGATTACCTGTGCGAGCAACTCATCAGGTATGCCCGCCAGCGATACCTCATTCCGGGCGTCCGTCTCTACCTTCCCGCTCAACTCCTGCTCTACCCTGTTCTTCCAGTTCTCCGGGTCCCTGTTACACAAAGTGAAGATTACCGCCGTAGCGTTCGGGAGTATCTTCTTGTGTGTCGTTGTCTGCCGCTTGATTCGCGGATTTGTGGGATTCCTTGGGTCAGGCTCATACTCGATTTTGACTTCCTCATACTCCTGCCCAAGAATCAATGTCTTCAAGCTCCGCTTCGCGTCATTGAGCATATCCGTCATCTCCCAATCATGGAACCGCTTTTCGGCACTTTTAACAGCCTCCGAAAACTCCGCCTTGCTTTGCATCCACTCATAGAAAGTCGATTCGCTTATCCCTGCCTTCTTTGCTGCATCGCAGTAATAGCTTCCGCTACTGATTGCATCTACAATGGTTCTCACCCTTTCGGGGTTATACTTAGCCTTCCGCCCGGCGTTGCTCTTTTTGTCTTTGTCTGCCATGGTGTGTAGTTATTTTTGTGAAATCTTTGATTTAACGCACTTTTGATGCAAAGGTATATAATTTATCGGATAAACCCCAAAGTCGCGGAATTTGGGCGGTTTTATGCCGTTTCCCGGCAAGCTGCTATATTAGTCCCCATTCGGCGAACTTCTCAAACCCTCCAAGGCGTTGAATGAAGGCGCGTGCGCTTTCTACGATTTCCCTGTAAGGGATGCCGGCTATTTCTCTATCCCCGATGCCGCAAGAAAGTTCAACAGGTTTTCCGCTCCGCTGCGCAAGGATATGAGCGTATATATTCACAGATACATCCGCTTTACTGAGGTCTTTACCGTGCAGCCCTCCGCCTGTGACCGCATCGCCCATGTCCGAACCCAGTTTGCGATTCGTCGCCCCGGTGTCCACGTTTGTCCCTCCAGTCCAGTCTCCGAGGGGGTTCACATCTGCCTCATGTCCCACGATGGGCAACAAGTCTTGATATGTTGCATGGCTTTGACATACGATATACCTGTCATCCGTGAGGATATATTTCCCGTCATAGGGGAAAGCCTTGTACATCCTCCTTGCGTGCGCAGCTAACCTGCGTTGCTCGTCTGTTATCGGCATGCCCCTGAAAATGCCATTATCCCCGCAACGGATTCCTTCCGCCTGATTCTTTGCCAAGTGCGCATCTTGTTGCACGACTTGCAAGTCTAAGTGCATTTCCTCCCCGGCAATACGGTCTACGATAGGCTTTACCGCATCGGGGCTAAGGGGAACGGATGATTCTGCAATAATATGGCAGTTGCCGTGCCCGATTAATACTTCCACCGCGATACGCGGGTTCTCTTGCTTTGTATAAGCCAAATCAACGATAGCACCTGCTATCCTGTCCGCAACCTTATCAGGATGCGAGGGGTTTACTTTTTCAAACATATATTTACTTCTTTGGACGTTTTACAAATAACTTCTCCCACACCACTCCCTCAGTCCCTTTGCTTGACATTCTGCTTACCGTCTTGATTGACTTCACGCAAAGGAATCGGTCAGCAGGCATTGAATACTCGCTGATATATACAGGCACGTTCAAGCTCTCTACCCAATCGTAGAATGCCTCATGGTCAAAGTCGGAGTTATTGTAGTTCGCCTTCCCCTTGTATGGAGGGTCGCAGTAGACTACATCACCGGGCCTTATCTCAATGCCGCGATAGTCGCCGATGCGGGATTCCAGACTTTGCAGACTTTCCAGTCTTTCCAGACTTTCCAGACTTTGCAGACTCTGCAGTCTTTCCAGACTTTGCAGTCTTTGCAGACTCTGCAGACTCTGCAGCAGACTCTGCAGACCGTAGATGCTCTCATAACTCTCCGGGAGTGGCATGAAGGTCTGCATTATTTCATAGTATTCTTTTGTAGGAAATGCCCATTGGCTCTTTCCGAAGTAGTGTCCGGCCATTTGCGTACCGAGCCGCCGCTGCACCTCTGCCTGTGTTAGTCCTGAAGCCTTAAGGGCGCGGAGTAGGTACTGCCGGAGTTCTTCTTCATTGCGCTTTATCTTACCCTGCAAGTTAGCCACCAGCTTGTCGTATTCTAACGAGGACTTCCATACGTTCTGAAGATACCAGCGCACATATTTCTCCTTGTACTCCGCGTGGTGATTGATGATGTCTTGCCGGCTTCCGTCTGTGATTATGCCAAACTCGCGCATCGGCGCAGGGTCTTTCCATACCAACAAGGCGTGCAGTGCGTGCTTCCACGGCTCAACCTCGCGGCTATACAGATAGTCATTCCCATTATTTCCGAAACTCCAAACGAAGCGCACATAGGCGTCGGAGTCTTTCTGGGCAGCGAAGTCCTCGCGGGAAATCCAGCGAGTTTCATTGTTGTATTTCCCGTCAATTGCATCCTTGAACAATTGCGGCAAGTCAACCACATCATTGGCAAGGTAAGACTGCCAGCGGCCAGAGAGAATAGCCGCGTGTGTCATAGCGCAACCGCCTGCGAACACATCCACAAAGCGATTGCCGGGCGGTAGCAGCCTTATGAGTTCCGCCGCCACTTTGCTCTTGGAGCCTTGATATGGCAATCCGAAGTTTATCATATTAAATTACACTTGCAGAATAGCCCCTCTGCTGCATTTCGTCAAGAAGGGCAAACTGTTCCTCTGAAGTGGGCACCTCAATACGCAGTGCGTAAGTGAAATCCCCGGTTTCTATATCATCAGGCCCGGCGGCACGGCTTCCTGATTCGCGTTCTGATATTCCGTTAGTCAGTGGTGGAAAATTGGACATCTCCCACTTTGGAGCATTCCACTTCGCAAGAAGTTCGTTAGGCCATTGCTTCAAGAGGTCTTCATCCCACTTTCCCGAATGGGTGTTATCGTTAATAAGAATGAAGTCTTCCTGCTCCTCTGTAAGCCCATGAAACAAGATAGAAGGGGCTTTCTCCATACCGAGGTATCGGGCCGCTTCGCTCCTGCGCTCTCCGCCAATGATTACGTTTTCCCCGGTGCGGTCACTCAGCAAGATTGGTCGGGCTTCGAAAAATTCGGGGTTCTGTGCGATGCTCTCCGCCAGGGCTTCAATTCCCCCGTCTACGGCTTTTCTTGGATTCTTGGGATTTGGCTTCATGTCAGCCAACGGACGATATACTATTTCCATACTCTGTGAATTTAATTTCCGCAAATATAATCGGAACCTATGTAAAAAGCAAAAACCCCCGCGCACTCACTGCGAAGGGGTTCCATAAAAATAATCCAAACAAATATGAAAAACTATTCACAACTTTTGCGGGAACGGGAAGGCTCGAACTTCCACCTCTCATTGCTTGTGCTGCTTACACTACGCCCCCCCATGAGGATAACTGCGACACAAAGGTAAATCATTTTTTCTTATCGCGCAAGTTTCTCCGTCCTGCATAAATTACGGCCAGCCATATCGCCAGCGTTACGGCCACGAGGGCAAAAAGCCCAAAGCCCGCCAATGCTAAGCATATCCAAATCATGGCCGCATCATTTTTGTCATCCGAACTACCGGCCCCTCATCCTTAATTTCTTGAAAACCGAATTTCTCGTAGAACCCCAACAGGAAAGGCTCTTTCTTTGCAGAAAGGTCTATGCGAAAGATAACGCGGCTCTGCTTGCAGTATTTTATGCACTCGCGCATCAGGGCCGTTGCTACCCCTTTACGTCTGATTTCCGGCACAACACTTAGGCCCGACAGGAAACAGACTCCGGGGTTTTCATTCTCAAACGACAGAGTTACCGCTGCGCGCCCCTGTTTGGCGGTTATCAGGATAGATACACCCCAATCCCACTGATTACAATGTTTAATTGTTTTCATTTTCTTTCTCTTTTAGGCTTTGCCCCTTTTTATCTGGTACTTTCATTTGTTCTCCTCCTTGATATTTTTTATGAGATACAACGCTAATTCAATCGCTTTCAAATAGCCCTTTCGATAGTCGTTGTTGGCTGGTAGAATGTTGTGCCGTTCATCCTCTAAACGGGATATTACACTTTCTTTGGTTCTCATATTATTCCTCCTTTCTTGCGTTAATCCATTGTTGCTTTTGGAAGATTATCATACCACTGCCTTGCTACATTAGGATACTGATAGAACAGCCTTGCCATAAACGCCATTGCGCCTTTTATTGATACGATTTCGGGATGCTTATATCTTTCCTGGAAAGTCTTTATCTTCTCGGTGAATTTCTCCAACTCCACCTCCGGCTGCTCCTGCTGGAGATACTTACACAATCTATCTGCTGCTTCTTGTGGTGTATGTCCGTCCCATTCATCAGCAGTCTCTTTTTCAGGAACTTTGAATAAATCCCAATCTTTCAACTCATAGTGATTGGAGATTTGTCCAGTCGGAAGATTAGCCATAACGATGAACCAACCACCCCCAAAGCATTCTTCTCCAGTATGATGCCGCTTGCTCTTATGAACCCATTTTTTCGGGAGGAGATTGAAGAATGCTGCATTGTAGAGCATCCGGTAATAGTAAAGTTCGTTGAAGGTATGATAACCGTCTGATACTTCACCCATATCTCGCTCCTCCTGGAGAGACTTCAATAACTCTTCCTTTACCAAAGCAACAAGTATTTCCGCTACATCTCGTTCCCATCCCTCAAGATTTCCTGCACCGAAAACCTTCTCAACGATATTATCATACTGCGGGAAGCGAGGTTTCTGCTGGAGAGAGTCGATGATTTTAATGATATCTGTGTATCCAGCATCAATCCCGAATAAAAATTCTTTACCGATTGAGCCACCCCTCTTCAGCAATTCTTTGTTTTTCTTGTCAAGCCGTTTTATCTCGGCAATCAGTTTGTTTGCGTCAATAATGTTTTCCATATTATCCTCTATTTTTTTCTGATTATCAAATCCACTTCTATACGCGTATTATCAGGGCGCAGGTCTGGAAACATATTATTTTCCAAAAGTATATATTCATCCGCTACGCCTGGGCCATGGGGCACCGTCAAAATAACCTGTCCGCCAATATCTCTTTCTACCCAGCCTTTTATTTTAAGGCACCAGTCGGTCTTGTTCTTTTTCATAAACTAAAATGTATCTGGTTGATTAATATAAGTTTCATATTGGGCAACTGCATTTTCGGCATCCTCCCTACTTAAATAAGCATTTTGAAATCTTCTCTTATCTCTCTTGGAGTTTGCAGCATATCTACCTCGGTCATCCCTATCTTTCTTGGCGATGATATGACAAGGGATAACTTCGTGTTTATGTACCGCCCAAAATACTTGTCTCATAGGCTATAACTTTTTGAGGTCGTTGTAAAGTGATTTGATTGCTTTGTCGCCAGTTGGCGGGACACCACTGTTTCCACTATACCAAGCAAGGGCTTCCATCTGCACCTCGCTGGGTTTCCAATGAGGCTGAGGGCGGAGGGATTTGAGCCTATTTTCAAGCCAAGTCACCATCTTGTTATTAGTTTCTCTTCCGCCATGAGATTCCTCGCACAGAGTTGCTATAATGCAGTTTAACATCCCCTCATCTTCTTTGTTCCATTCTGTGTGTCTTTTTCTCCATCTTTCTACAAATAAGGTATTCTCTGGAAGATGAACTGTAGTTGCCTTTTCATCATCTATGAAACAGCAACGGAATCCACCATTGCTTTCACGCATGATTACTGCATTCTTGCCATGATATTTATGGGCTGGCTGAAGTTCAGAAGGAGCATTTATCCAACAAGGGATAAGGCCCATGAATGTTTTGCCAATAGAGTATTGCTCTGCGGGCTTCTGCTCCTTCTGCCTTTCGAGGTAGGCAATCAGTTTTTCTTTAGTTATGTCATCTCCTCTGTACTTTATACCATACTTATCACAAGCACCTTTTACTATGTGAATCAATGTTTTCCTTATCCTCTCATCCTCGCTCTCCGGCTTTTCTTCGGCTTCGGAAGAATCGATGAAGGAAAGAATCTGTTGACATGTCTTCTGTTTCACTCTTTCAATAAGTTCATAAGTATTAAATCCCTGATTTTCAAAATCCTGTAAGCCTTCTTGACTTTTTCCTATAAGCCGTTCAATCTCGGCCCTTATTTTCTCGATTTGTGTTTTCTCAATCTGTGTCATAATTAGTTATTTTCTTAAAATTTCCTTTTAACGCACTTTTGCGCTTTGGGGTAAGGGTTTATCATCTCCGCTGCTAAGGCGCGAATTTGAGGGGTTTATGCGCTAAATACAACCATTCTCGCAATAATCCATATAATCAGCCCTTTCTTCCGCTGCCTTGTCTGCATATGCTTCGTCAAGATGCCGCTCCATGATGTAGTCCTCTATCGCTTCCATGAGTTCATCCGTCCTGTCCGCCTCATCCTTGAAATCCCATTCCAAGTACTGCATCCCCGAACCCCGCTCATCCGTACTCCACTCAAAGGACATCACTATTTCAATCTCCGCCTTACTGGCTGTAATGCCCAGCTCGCTAGTCTGTATCTTTACGACCTCCTCGTAGTACTCTCCCACGGCCTTATCCTCCTATCTTCTTGAATCCGCACAGAACCCGCTGCCCACCTTTGAAACCTATGAACCGCGGCCTGTCTTCTGTCTCATCGGAAAGGAAGAATTTCACATCGTCCCCCTCTACGATAACCCCCTGTTCCTGCTCCAACCACATAGCCCGCTCGTATTCGATGCCGGCCCTGAACATAGCCTGACAAAAAGCCAAAACCTCCGAGCGCGTTGCAACATCTTTCAATGTCGGCTCGATTTTGCCCATGAACAAGGCCGTAAACGCATCGCCCTCCGTCTGGGCATACATTTCCCCGCTTGCATCGCTACGTAAGGAAATAAGGGCTTTTTTGAGCGATTCTGCAACTCCCTCCGATACGAGGGGAAGCAGCTGCTCCAAATTCTTGATTGTCTCTTGTGTTTTCATACTGTTAGTTTTTTAACTTGTAGATTACTGATTCATCCCTCAAAACTTTTTCTGCGGGCATTCCGCGACATCTATCAGATTCTTCCCGCCAGCCGCGTTGCAGAAGCGGTGCGTCGTGTAGTTGCGCTTGGGGTCCAGCTTGATTTCCTTGAAGGGGCAGCGCTCGCAATACTGGAGCATCGCCTTGACCTTCTTCCATTCGTCAGTCTTCATCTTCGTACATTTTAGCAAATTCCTCCGCCGTGTCTTGGTATAGGTCCCAGCGCAAGACCTTTTTCCCTGGCTTGTAGCCGACAAGAGGAGGGTTATTTCTTGTTTCATCATTGACAAGACGCACGGAGTCCATCTCCTTGCCGGTGCACCACAGCTTTTCAAGGAGCTGGTTCATCTGCTTTTCCTTGACAAGCGCAATCGGGTAGCCCTCCCACCGCTCCACTTTGTCATACGCCTCGTCATAGTAGCGCATCAGGTGGCCGATGATGACAAATTCGTGCGTAGTCTTGACAACCCCGGTAATGATGTAGTAGTCCTCGCAGTCTTCATCATAGCCAGAATCGGAAGCCAAGCGCCCGTCATAGAGAATCTTGTCGCACCGCTCCGGGTCGTAGTTGGAAATAATGCGGCCTATCAGTTCCGCAGGATTCTCCGGGTACAGATACCGCACACCGTATTTGATTTCTTCTCTCATTTCTCGTATTTTTTGCATCTGCGCAAGAATGCGCTCTGTAATCATTTCATAAACGTTTGCCATAATTGTTTGGATTTGGGTTATTATTAAAGGCTGTTTTATCTTGGTTAATCTTCAAAAGGTTGTATATCATAGAGTTTGTAAGGCAGGTTCTCAATCCTTATGGCTGAACGTGCCTCTTTTTCTGCGGCCTTCTTGTTCTTTGCGTCAATCGCACGCATTACAGTTCTGTCGGTTCCGGGTTCTCCGTAAAAGATAATGTAAGTTTTCATATCGTTTGTTGTTTTTGTTGTTGCAAAGATACAAACAATTTTTGTATTTACAAATTTTTTTTAACTTTTTTGATTTTTTTGCATTTTTTCTCATTCTCGGCCCTGTAGTAAATGAAAGGGCGGAACCTCACGGCTGCGCCCTTTCCTCTCCAAAAACAAACGATAATGATAGAATTCCCCCTGATGGGGGCAATGTTGCAAGAGGTGCAACAATCTTTCTAATATCCCCCCAGAACAAGCTCAAGTATTACCGCCGAGCCGATTCCTGCGATTGCGCCTAAGATGTATATCGGCATCATTTCTGCAAAGTGTTTCCGTATCTTGCTCATAGAACGTCCTCCTGTAACTTTTTGCGAAGCTCTGCGCTCCTTTTTTCCAAGGTCGCCAGCTCCTTCTCGATAGCAACCTTCTTGGTGTAATTCTTAATGAAAGCCCCTGCATCTTTGAAAAGGGCATTTATTTTGTCTATACGCGTCACTATACAATCTCTTTCCGATAGCGAATTACCCCATTCTTGCTCATTATTATAAATGAAATCCTGATATGGTTTTTCGTAAAAATATATCTTTACTCCCCTGTCATTTACGGTAAATATCATACCGATATTTTTCTCATTAGCAATTTTCTCAAGGTCGTCCGCCTGAATAAAAAGGTCTTTAAGTGTGATGATTTTTTTCATATTCGTCTGTTTTATCTGGGTTAATCTTCTAAAGGTTGTATATCATAGAGTTTGTATGGCAGGTTCTCAATCCTTATGGCTGAACGTGCCTCTTTCTCTGCAGCCTTCTTGTTCTTTGCGTCAATCGTGCGCATTACAGTTCTGTCGGTTCCTGGTTCTCCGTAAAAGATAATGTAAGTTTTCATATTCGTCTGTTTTATTTGGTTATTATTAAGCCCCCGAAGGGGCCTTGGTTCTATGCTTCTACAAACTTGCAATAATCAGTGGCATCCAAATTAAAGAAATCGGCCTTTGCCCTGCGAATCTTTGCGCGTCTGCGATTCTCTTTTTCTTCTGCGCTCTCTGCGTTGAGGGCCTTATTGAACATTGCTAAAAGCTCTGAATCTGAAATTGTGCAGTAATTTGTGTTTTTCATATCGTTTGTTGTTTTTGTTGTTGCAAAGATACAAACTATTTTTGTATTTGCAAACTTTTTTTTAACTTTTTTTGATTTTTTTTAAAAATCTTCAAAAAAAAGGGGCCGAAGCCCCTTGCAATAATACATTATTTCCGTTCATACAATTCTTCAAAGGCTTTCCGCGCCATAACGTTGAAGTGATTCTCATCTACATAGACAATATATTCCCCTTCGTAGGCGTGCGAGAATACCATGCCGTATTGATTCAGGAATGTCACCTTCTCTCCGTCCCATTCCCCTCCACCGACAAAGGAAAGCACCCGCTCGATATTATTCCCCCGAACCTGCACCGCCGTTATCTCTTGCAGCCTTCGGCAGTACACCTCCCCGCCGTCCCTGTCTTTCTTGCGGAGGAGCATTGCCTGCGCCTCGCCCTGTTCATCATAATTAACCACAGCAACAAGAGTCCCATCCTGCGGAGATTCTATCTTTACAAGCCTATCACCCAGTCGCCCCCTGATAGCATCGGCCAAAGCCTTGAATACCTTCTCCTCCAGCTCCGTGGCGTTTATTAATATCGAGTACGTATCCTTCTGGAACGTTACCCTGCTGTCCCTGTCTGTAATACTCCTAATCATCAAGAGTAATTCACTATCCGTTGCGCTTAGTTTCATGGTTGATTTTTCTTTGAATTTCCTCCCACCCTTTTTTATCCATTTCAACGACCTGTGGGTAGGCCGTCAGGAAGTCCATATATACCTGTTCCAGCCGCATTCCTTCCCTGCATTTATAGGGGATTTCTATCAACCTGCGAGGGTTGCGGAAGCGGTAGGCGTATTTCTTCATGTACTTTTCCCTGTCTTTCGGGAGAATCCCCAGTTCTGCCCATTCTTCATCCGTCAGTTGTGCAGGGTTCACTATCTGATACAGTTCCACCCAGCCACAGACAACTCCGCATTCCCTTCCCTCTATCGGCGGGGATTCCAGACTGCATACAAGAACATCCCCCCGGTACTTTACCGTCCGGCTCATGAAGACCACAGAACGTGCCGCCTTCCAACGTAGCGCGCTGACTTGCTCAATCCCTCTGGTAAGCAAGTCCGCCAGCGGCTGCGCTACGCCCCATGTCATCACTTTCTTAAGCATATCAGAACGGGAAGTCATTAGAAGGGTCTGCCGGGGCTGCTTCTTTCTTCGAGATAAGGAACCGCACTTCCTTCGCTATTATTTCCGTAACGGTTCGGGTTTCCCCTGCCTGTGTCTGATAGGTGCGGTTCTCGATGCTCCCCTCTACGCATAACAGGTCGCCTTTCTTGACGTATTTCTCTACGTTCTCCGCCAACTTTGAAAACTTCACTACTACGCGGTGCCATGTAGTAACAGCCTCCGCAACCGTTCCGTCCCTCTTTGTATATCCCTTCTCTGTTGTCGCAAGAGAGAAATGCGCTTTCTTGCCGTCGTCAAAAGTCTTGACAACTGGGTTTTCCCCCACCCTGCCTATTAATATAACCTTATTCATAACCTAAGTACTCTTTTTTTAATTTGCTGATTGTCTTTTCATTCTTCGGATAAATTCGCATCCCTTCGCGGTTGCCATTCTCCCACGTAGAATGACAACCGTGGCAAAGGATATTCACGTTCCTTGCATCATGGGCCATTTCGGGATATGCCCCCCGGCTAAGGATATGCGACACGTACACGGCGGAGTACCCCCGAAGCGGACGCCCGCATTCTTCGCACAGATGCGGCCTGTGCTCCCAGCACCAACGATAGAACCGAGCGTTCGTCTGGGGGCCGTGCCCCTTTCCAAAGAACTGCTCCTGTATTTCCCTGCGAATGCGCGGTGCCAGCTCCCACTCCATGAGGGGTTGCCGCCCAGCCTTTACCGCTGCATCGTATTCTTCCTTACTTGTTATCATTCGGCTCCGGGGTTATTTTCAAAACACTTACACCGACTTCTACCAAAGTAACGACGTCTTCCATAATCTTCTGCCGCTCGATGGGGACATCTTCTTTTCCTTGGATTTCTTTGCTCCAGGCCTTGACAACCTCCACTACCTTATGAGGGGGGAAGTTGAACGTAATAACTTCTTTTTTCTTTTCCATATACTTAACTTTTTAGTTAATTTTTCAAAATCTTTGATTTAACGGGACTTTCGCGCAAAGGTATATAATTTATCGTTCCGCCTCGTCCGCGCTGAAATAGGGCCGTTTCTGCGCGATTCTCAAACAGCATCGGCATCTTCTAACACAAGATACAGATTCTCCGCGGCGAACTGCTTTGTAAAGTCTATAAGCTCCGACATCTCACACTTTCCCATATCGGACACAGACAGGAGGCCGTCTTCCTGCTGACAGGCGGGACACTGGCTCCGTATCCACTCATCCGTCTCCGCCTTCGTCTTGCGCTCTCCGAGGTCGTACAGGGCCAGTTGAACACGCGGGACGATATAACCGAAGTAATACCCTCGCATCGCTGCCGTAGTCCCTCGCGGCTCCGCCTGTATGCTTATGATAAGGCGGTTCCCGATGTTCTCTTTTAGGTAGGCATCCAGCTCCCCCCGGTACATTGCGAGAGTTCCATCCTTTGCAACAATCGCAGATAGTTTCAGTGTCCGGTTCATATTAGTTTGCGGGTTTAATTCCGAACTCCTCCGCTACTTCGGGATGTTCAGCCACTACGAATTGTACCATAGTAAGATTATACGCCTGCCCTCCCAGCTGCTCAATATACAGCCGTTCCTCTGATGACCTGCGGCTCTGCTTACCTATTACAGCGAGATATTCTTCTTTGAATTGCTCGGCAGTGTGTTCCATAAACTTCTGAATCGGATGCGTGGGAAGATGATATTTCCCCGGATTGAACGCCGTTGTAATACGCGCCGACTTCTCCGCCAGCTTGCGCTCTGTTACCTGTTGATTCAACAGAGCCTTGAGGTTCTGCAGAAATTCGGGAGTGTCGCAAATCTCCCCTACCGTCTTTCCTTGCAGGGCCTTGGTCTCCCTGACCGCTTTAAGTGCTTTCTTACTTAACATAGTCTTGATTGATTAATCTATTTCTTTGAACGAGTGGCAGCTGACTAAGCACCCAGCGGAGTTCCTTCTGGACTGCTTGCATGCCGAATGTCATAATACACAGCGCATCCGCATTCCACAAGGTTACTTTTATATACGGATATTGCGCTGCCGCCCAGGACTGAAACATCTTCTTCCGCTCGGCCTTTTCTCCTACCCCTTTCGGGAAACCGAGATGATTCTGCCACCGCTGGGGATGCGTCAGAACATAGGGGATGTCACTCACTTCAAGGGCCGCTTTTATTTGCTCGAAATTCGCGAGCATCTTCTTAATCCCGAACATCTTGCCCCCCACCAAATCCGTAGGCCGTGCAGATAACCGCTCAACGAAAATAATAGGATTCTCAAAACGACGCACAAGCGCAGCAAGCTCCGACACCTTTGTCGGCATCTTATAAACACTCGCAACTCCTGCGTCCATTACCGCAATCCCGCCGGCCTTGCCGGGGTCTATCCCTATGATTGTCATTTCACTAACGATTCTATCTCTATTCCCTGCTTGATTACCGCGTCAAATCCTGCCATTATTGAGGCCCTCCGTCGGGAAGAATACTTCTCATATAACTTGTTCTCCGTGCGCCTTGAATAAAAGGCTGCAACATCTTGCATGACTTCATCGTTGGACTCCCGCTCTACTACGGGCGCATACCCTTTCAGGAATCCAAGGAATAGTATCTCCGCAGCGGGGCTGCAATCGGGGAGCCTGTGCGTTGCCTGATACTCTTTGAACGCCCCAAGGAAGTCCTCTACGATGGCGGTATGGTACATCTTCTCATCTTCTTCGTTTCGAGGGGCCGAGGACTTCGGGAGCATCTCGCGCACCCTGCTCACTATCTCCAACCGATACTTCCTGTACGCCCCAAGGATGCGGCATATATAGTCTACCGTAAACTGCTGATAATGCCCTGTGTCCGCCGTGCCGTCAGAACGCTTCGGGAGGAAGCCGTCCAACTCTCCAGCAATGAGCATCGAGAACGCTACCTTGATGTCTTTCACGGTGAAATGCTCATAGTATATCTCCATAATATCCGCAAGGCGCGTCACAAGGTAGGCGTCTTCATTGACATTGTTCCCCCAGGCCCTGTATCCAACATCTTTTGCCACGCCCGCAATTACTGGCATTAAGTCCTTGCATAACTCTTTATTACTGCCGTACTCGCAGATTCTTTTCTCGATAGATGCAAGATACACCGCCTTCTCCTTTGCCGGAATCCTTTCGAGTACGCCGCTGTTATGCGCAATCGTCAGCCGCTGCTCCGCCGACATTCTAACTACTATTCCGCTCATGGTCTTTTATTTAAAAATGCTTCAATCGCCGTGTCCCTTATCTGGTCTAGATACGCGCTGTTATTAATGCGCTTCACTTTCCCTGCTTGTACATCCTTCCTTATCCAATCCCTAATAGTTGCAATCCATCCCCTGTTGGTGCGCTTCTTATTCTTCGTGTCGCTCCAATCGCTGACACTCCAGAAGTAAGCCCCGATGTCCACCCCCTCCAGCTCCTTCTGCGGATAAACCTTGCGGAGCTGCTCGATGTCCAATTCTCCATCTTTAACACATTCCGCATATAGTTTGGAATTTGCAAATAGTGTCATGGTTTCTTTCTTCTTATCTTCATCAGAAAAGAGTGTCGCGGGGGTTTCCGATTCTTCGGAAACTACTATACTACTAATATCTTTATTTATATCTGTATTATTATCTGGTATTGGTCTGCTGGTTTCATCGTTTCCATTTTGCGAAATCAACAAATGGAGATTCAGATTATTTAAAATGGAAATGAAGGAATCGGTAAAAGCATACCACATCGTTCTGTCATAGGCCGACTGATTGAAATTCCCTGTAACTAAAACATCTTTCTTAATTAAAGACTGGAGTATCCTGCGAATCTGCCCGGCACTCCAATAAGGAAAGAGTTTCGCAAAGGCGTCAACGGTGTTATATGTCCAATAACGGCCCTCATAGAAGAACTTCCTATTCGCTTCATTCTTGCGAATCCAGAATGCGAAGTTCTCAATCAGAATAGCCTCATCCACTCCATAAAGAGCTGCGATTTCAGTATTAAAAGAATGATTCATTTCTTAAAAAAAAGCCCCCATATTTCAATTTACTCTGGCACAGCAAATCTACTTTATAGGGGTTTTCTATATATCCTATTGATTGGTGCCAGCAACCATTTTTCGATGCAAATATAGTTGTTATTCTTGTAATAGCAAACTCTTTCCGTCTACGGGTTTAAGTAATTCGCGCATTTCTTCAAACCGCTGGTCGTTTGCGGTAAGGCTGATGACAGGATAACGGCTCGTAACGCCGGGCTTGTTACTCTTGGCAAACTTAACCGCAAGGTCAAAGACCGTCCCTGTTACCGTCTTACGCATCGCCTGTACTGCATCGAAACTCTCCCTGATATTGCGGACGCTGCTGGCCGCTCCCTTTGTAGTAAGCTGCCATACACCCACAATCCCACGTACCGCCGGAATGATAAACCGCATCGTCAGGGTAATATCCCAGCCGTTATCGTTCTCATCCTTCGGCTTTCGGGGATACCGCGCAGCAAGACGCTCCATTATATCGGGGTGCTCCGCTGCGGAGTACTCAACGTATTTCTTACCGTTCCATACTTGGAACACCTGTCCGTCCCCCGATGCCACCAGCGCACCGCTTCCGTCTCGCAACTCGTACCTCTCATTGCAGACCTTTTCGGGGTCATCATCTGGGAAGATAACCTGAATAACTCTCGGCTTTCCCTCGCAGCTTTCAAATGCCTTCTCAAAGGCCGGGGCATATACGCCCCTCGCCTTGAAGTAATCCAACGCCACCGGGTATTCCTTCCCGTTCTGGCTTAACCTCTTTTCTCCGATACCGATGCGGCCTATTTCGGGGAGTTCGAGAATGCTTTCATTTGTGTTTGGCCGCAGTATTCTTCCGCTCATGGTTATTTAGTATTTGATTAGAAATTAAGGTTATATTGAATTTTCTCGCCCACCTTGCCCACCTTAGTGAGTTCGTGGTTGAACTTGTAGTTTTGATTCCGCACCTTGACTACGACCGACCAAAGTTCGTCCTCCGACAGGTCCTTGAGCCTGCGCCATTCTTCATCTACAAGAGCACGCACTGCCTCGTAGCCGTTGTAAGCCCTTGTATCGCCACCAAAGAGGCCGGCATCAAACCGGCGGTAGAACTCCGGAAAAATCCTTTCGGAAACTTTATGCCGCATCTTTCCGTCCTTGCGCTTCTGAATCTCCTCATCCGACAGAAGGCGTGCCACCTCTTTAAACATGGCGAGGAGTTCTTCGCGCTCCACGGTGATAGGATAACGCTCACACTTCCCGTCATTATACCACTTGCCGGGGATTTTATTGTTCCCGCTGATTGCGTTCCAAAGCGGCATACATACAGTCCCGTCAGTCCTGTCTCCCTGCCAATAGATGTCGATTGAAACCCTGCCCTCGGAGTTGAGGTGGATGCCCTCGATGCCGTGCGACCAATTGTAGTTGTCGTGGACATATTCCCTGCCGAAAGAAATAGTCCTCCAGCCGTAATTCTCGCCCCAAGCGAACTCTTTGGTCGAAAGAATTTCCTTCATTACCGATGCGGCCTTATCGAGATTGCCGCTTGTCAGTACCTTTATGTATTCTGCTGCGCTCATAGTTATTTACTCGTTTTCTTTGATTTAACAGGGGTTTCGTCTGCAAATAAGGGTTTTATCGGCTCATCCTCATCCGCGCCGTCTAAGGGCTTATTTTCGCCCATTTTGACAAGCTCGGCAAGAGTCATCTCCGTAATCACTTTTGAAGTATCAAAATTATCGAGGTCTATTTCTCCCCTGATAACGGAAAGCCCATCGGGGCGGGATTCGTCTTCAATCCGTGCCAGTGCCAACAGGGCCGGCAACTTCTCAACGGCCTTGCTCCCAGTTTGGTCTTTGAGGTTGTACGTGGGTTCCTTCCGCCAGTCCTTCGGGCTGAAATTGAAAACGCGCTCGGCTGGATTATCGGGGAAAGTGTAATCCCACATTTCTTTATACAGATGCAGCTGAAGCTCGTGCTCCTCCCAAAACCCCTTGCGTCCGCTCTTGAAGTCCACGATAGCCGTCACGTCTTTCCCCTTAATCGTCATCACGCATGGCATATCCAAACAACCTGCATACCTGCGGTCGGGATGTACAAGGCTTATCTCAATAGCCAGCGGACGGACATTGTAGTCTTTGATAAACTGCGCAAAAGAGAGGACATCCTTGCGGAGTTTGTTCACGTTGTCATTGAAGAACCCTTCGGGAAGGTGGTTCTCTTCCATAAACCTGCGCATCGTCAGGGGAACGAGGTCGAAGTTATACTTCCGACTGATAATGAGCTTCTCGAACTCCATATGCATCAACGTACCATAATACGCAGCGAGGTCTCGCTTTTCAAGGGCCTGCTCTTTGCCGTTGTCGAGCATCCAGTCAATGAGCTGCGGACTGGTAGGCATAACGTTGCGTAGGAGTGTCGTTACACTTGGATAAAATACGGCTTCCCCTCCTTCCTCAAATCGGTAGTAGTAACGGTATCCTTCTGAATCCAATCTGTAAACGCGGTAAGGAGGGAGCCGCAGTGCATGCTCATCGAAGAAAACGGCTTTCATTTCTTCGATTGTGAAACCGGGAGCAACCTCAACGCCCTGGGCCTTGTCTGCTCCGTCATTCTTAATTCTCTCTTTAATCATAATATATTACTGTTAATTGGTTAGTCAATGCCCAGCAGGAAGTCCGCGCTGCATCCGCACTCCTCGCAGATTATCTTTATCCATTGAGGGGGAATGTACTTTGTCCTGCCCATGCAAAGATTAGACATGTTGATTTTTGCCGCATGAACAGAACTGTCAGGCCATATCCTTTGAGCGAGCTGCGTCTTCGTAATCTTGCGCCCTGAGGTCTTAGCCGCTGTAATTGCTTCTTTGATTCTTAACATACATTTATCATTTTAGAAAATATCATCATAACAGTTATCATCAATGAGAAGGCACCTGCAAAACGCCTCAACTATCCTGTCTGGGATAAAGGGGAGTCCGAACAGGCCCTGAAACAAGACGTTTATCTTGCAGAGCATTTCCCAGCCGCTGGCCCCTTCGCTGATTACGTCCTTAACAGTGTAGCCACACACTCCGCACTCGTTAATCTGCGCCTGCATTTCTTCGCTTACGGCCATGACAGGCTCAAGGGCTGCACCGAACTTCTCTGAAAGGGAGAGCATCGTCTGCCCCACCTTGCTCCCTTCGGGAAGAAACGCAAACACTTCCCGGAAATCATCATTAATAAATAGTCTCATAATATCCTGTTCTAATAATAATAGAAACTTACTTTGATACCCCTGCGGAGCTTGCAAATAACCTTGTCTTCGCAAGAATTGAATGCCCTGTCAAGAAGCCTGTTCGTCAGTCCTGCATCTCCAATGTATTCAAGCATCCCCTTAACTCCTACGAGGGTGTTTACCTTGCTCCCGTTGAAAATCCCACTGACTTTGATTTTGAGATTATGGTTAATCTCGCGTGTTGTGTACTTAAGTGTTTCCATATCGTTTGTTTTTTTACGTTGCAAAGATACAAATAATTTTTGTATTTACAAACTTTTTTGAAAGAAATTTAATATCTCCATCTTTTCAGCATCGGGCAGGAAACCTCCGATTTGCCCTTATTTCGCTAAAATCTTCGTTTTGGCGCGACTTTGCATTAAAGGCGAGTAATTATATACCCCGAACCCATTCTCGCGATTTTAGAGGGGTTTTTGTGCGTTTCTCTTGTTATTCCAATTCTTTTGACTACCTTTGCACTTAAACTCATAATATATTACTGGTTTCTTGAACGCGGTGCCGCTGGGGTGTTAAGCCCCGGCGGTTCTGTATATAGAAAAATCCGCCCGTGTTTCACAACAGAGGCGGATTACCTGAACAAACTATGTCTAACTCCAATGCAAATATACTACTTTTCAATAAGAATATGCTCAAACCCTAATATCTTATTGTGAGGATTCCTGCTAACGATGTCCACTTTCCGGCTTTTTACCTTGTTTGTTTTCCATAGGAACCCCAAAAACCTCTTATATTTCACCGTTTCGGCAATCAGAATGGAATCCCTGCACCTCATCTGCCCTTCAAAGGCGGTGTCTGTGTAGACCCCACTGAAGTCATACCAAGCATCCCCGCAGGAGACGGCCTTTGCTGGCACCTCAACGGAATCGACAATGACGATTGTATCACGAGGGATGGCCCTCAACCGGGCAATCAACTCACTTTGGGCGGTTGTAACCGCTTGCAGGGAGCCGTTCTTGGCCTTCAGCGAGCGAATCAGGCGCGCATCTTCGGCCCGGAACCGCTCATATTCCGCCAAATTAAGCCGCAGCGCGTCTATTTGGGCGGCATTGAGGCTGTCTCGCGTTTGATAGGTCGTAACGTTGCTCAAAAGGGCTTCTGTGTTGCTCTTATAGCGGTCTTTCTCCGCCCTTAGGGCCTTGTTAATGCGGTATTGGATGAAAACAACGGACATCAAGACGATAACCGCGAAGGCATAGGCCCCATATATCTTCAAATTTCTCATAATTCAACCCCTCCAAGGGCATTTGCCCACTTTTCAGTATAGAACCAGTAATAATCTTGCGTTGTATGGACGCGGCAGTATAGATTCCACAAGCCGGAGGGCAACCCGATTACAAGCAAATACAACGGCCCAAGGATAAGGGACTGAAGGGTATGTCCGTACTCATGGCGCAAGCGCGGTTCTGTCTCCGAACCGAAATAAATGAAGATGAAAGTGCCGAGCGATACGTTAAGAAAGGGGATTTCAACAAACGCCACGCGTGCAGACCTGTACGTAGTCGCGGCAACGGTTTTCGGTAGGACAAACAAAGCAATCAACAAGCCGAGCAACAGCTGGGGGAGCTGCCATGCCACCACCAGAGCGGTGAAAATGAATCTGTAAACTTCTTTCATAGTGTTGTGATATTTTCTGCAAATATAGAAAAAAGAACGCACCTCCGACAAGGTGCGCTCTCCGATCAGTAGTAATGCCACATGACGTTCTGCGTCAAACTGGGAGAATTGTCCGCATGGACATAGGTCTTTCCGATTCCGATTCTCCTGAATCCAACATCAAGAAGGGCCTTGACAACCTTCATGCGGTTGGCGTTGGAGTTACACCGAATATCAACGGCATGGCCAGTCGTATGTGCGCTTAGACCGCTGCGCCCTTTGCTCTTTTCATAAGGGACGGAACGATATGCGCTGTTCAGCACAAACGGAATCCCTGCACGTTCTCTTGCCGCATCGAGCATATCCAAGAGGGATTGCTGCATGTCTTGCATCGAACAGGAAGGAACGCACCGCTTGAACTCCCCTTCGGAAAAATACTTTGCACTATTCGCCATCTTTATCTTTCAGTTCACGTTTAATTTTCTCAACCTTGCGGTTACCTGCATAATTGATTCCAAGGATAGCCCCGACGAGCGTGCAAATCTCTCCGAAGGCCGTAAGCACGGAGGCGTGTATCTCCCCCGTGGGGGAAACACAGAAGCCCGCCACCAACAAGCCGCATCCGAATACGATTAGGATGCAAGCAAGGTAAAACTCATATATGGAAGGTATTGAGGTTTGCATGGCTAATACTCGGCTTCCATAATCCCGTATGTCACCCTGCCATCATCAACGAAGGCGAATATAATTACTAATTCCGCGGAATTTACTTCCGGTTGGTTGCTGGGGTTAAGCCCTGTTTCGATAATACCATAAGCTTTCAGGACTTTTGGGTTCATGGCTCTTCCATACCTCTGATTGAGGTAGTGATCAACAAATCCCCATATCCAATCTTTCCACTTATCATAATCAAAAACATTAACAGGATACATGACATCAAAGAAACCCCCTTTAGATACTATACATGTTGGATTTATAAAATTCTCCGGTAGCTCATCTCCAACATGGGTATCCTCGCCTCCAGAATATACGTAAGCCCTGTAGGGACGGAAGGAATACGTATTATTCGAATACCTTATCTGCATATAACAAACTTCTCCACTATTGGGTAATACTGCTATCCGTCCGAAAGAGGAAAGAGTATAACAGGAAAGAATTTTACTTATCTTGTATTCTCCGGCTTGTCGTTCTATAAAATCATCAAAAGCTCCAGAGCAAAGAGCATGAGCAAATGGAATAATAGTGCCGGGTAGAGCCGTGCCTTCGTTTGCCGTGATGGAAAATAGGTCATTTATCATGAAATGCCTACCCGAAGGAAGTATCCAGCATGCCGCATAAGAAGAACCATGAAGGAAGAAGAAGACATCTACCCCCAGCGCATCGACACGGAAGGTCGCCCACTGGATATTGCTCCCCTGTCGGCCGCTGAAAAACATATAGTTCTGCGCAGCGACACTTAGGCTGATATAGGCATCATCCGGGTCGAACTCCATTCCGCCTACCTTTCGGCCGCGGATATTCTCATCTGCCGTGCTATTCCGTCCGTAGGTAATAGAATCCGAGCCGATTATCTTGAGCACCTGCGCACGGATGGCGGCATAGGTGTTGGACACTCCGAGCATTTCTGCGAGGGTGGCATTCGTACCGCCTGTGCCTACCTCTTGATAGTGTACAGGGAGTATTCCCGACCAGAGCGAGGTAACAACCGCCGAGGGGAACTTAACGCCCGGAGGAGTAACCACTGGAGCATCGAGGCCCTCGAATTTATAGTTGGAGCCATTGTCCTGCGAGGATAACTCCCATATTCTGCCATCAAAGGAATACGGTAGACGGATACTCCGCACGCCATTGTCGGAATCATTGTTGCAGCCGATAATCTTGTACTGCTCAACGATGTCAGGAGACATAACATAGTCTCCACTGCCCGAAAGCGACACGTAGAGAATATCATCGAAGTTCCCGGCAAGGAGGTCCACTCCATACTGATAGAGGGAATCGCCAATATTATCCCCCATGAACTCGCCGGCAATAAGCCGACTTCTCATAAGGAAGTGGCGTCCTTTCGGAAGGAACATACAACCGCAAGAACCCTGCGCTCCGTCTATAAAGAACGAGAGAGAGAAATCGGGGAAATCAAAACAAACGCCTTGGAATGTTGCGTCCG